AACTACCAAAAGTCCGGTAGTTCGGTAGATGTTTTTTGGATTGTATGGGAAGTTCCCTACCCCCCCAAGATTTCTGTGATTTGGTGATTGGCGGCGGCATAGAACGGCTTCACTACGGACTTTCTATACCGGTAGGTAATCACCAATCCCAGATTTACCCCCTTCCCTCCTCTACTTTAGTCAAAAAATTAATTAACAATATAACTCGGTAGTTCGGTAGATGATTTCCTTACCATAGGAGGTTTCCCAACTCGTGAAAATTTCTGTGATTTCGTGATTTTGGTGCCGACCCTCCGGAACCGGAAAATGTAATCGTTTAATTTTCCATTTAAATATAATTTCTCTATATAGGATATAAATGACAGACGTCCAGCCAGAAGAAGGCGTAAGCCTTACGATTACCGAGGTCGCTTGCGACAAAGCCGAGGATTTGAGTATGAAATATTATTGCGAGGTGTGCGACTATAATCCGTTTAGAAAATGGTGTCCTTGGGCGAAGGCGAGGTTCCAGAAGTCTTGGGAAACGCATATCAACTCGCAGAGGCATAAAATCGCAACCGGACAAATAGAAGAGCCGGAAAAGAAAGGGTTCCACTATATTACACAATTAGAGGAAGTTTTAGAGAAGTATAAGGCGGTTTTGGAAGAAACTACGCAAAAGCTGTCCCAGAATTTGCCTAACCAGATAGACGTCCAGCCGGTTAAAATTTTTGAATTTAAGGAAGCGGAGCGAAAGGCGATTTGCGAATATGACAGCGGCAGCATCATCACGCTTACGAATATTATGAATGCGATATGCCGATGTTTAACGTGGTGTAATTTAAATATGAGTGGTGAAAAAAAGAAAAAAAATGTGTTGTATCTCTCAACCACCAGAGATTTAGTGCGTAATATCGCAGATACGCTGACCCAAGGCTGGGAAGTAGATGATGAAACCTATGACGAGTTAGAGACGAGATTAGAGCACATATTGAAGCACCAGTTTTCCGTTTAGATGTTGCGGCGGCAAGTAGGGCATTTGGGCTTCTGTCCCAAAGGTGCGAGGTCTTCCAGACGAGCGTAGCAATCCTTACAAAGAATGTGTCCGCAAGTTGTGAGGTGAAAGGTGTCCTTGGTTGTTAAATCCATACACACCGGACAAGTGTAGGTTTCGTTGAGGCGGTTCGCCATCTCCCACATCGCCTCGGTAATGTGGGGTGGGAACTCTGCTGGGCGTTGAAGGCGACCATTCGCACGAGCGAACATTCCGCCCAACGCAGCCGCATCCTCGGCACCTCTGCCGTGTAATTCAAATACCTTCGCCCACGCAAACGCCTTTTGTTTGCGGAGAGCCTCCATCTCACGCTCGGTGTAAAGTCTTCCGTTGTTGTTTCCGTTGTTCGCCATTTTGTCGTTGTGTTGTTTGAAACTGCTATCTAATCTTGAATGATAAAACCAAATCAATTTTTTATTCACTATAAAAACCACTATTTATAACGTTAAAAAAATTGAAATCAAAATAAAGTCTTAAATGATATATAGCGTTCAAATACAGACACAGACGAAATGACTACTATCAGCCTTATCTCCAACACCGAATACGAAGCCTCCCTTAAGTCAAAGGTTGGCTCTCTTATGTTCCCAGACGAACTCCACAACAGCACCTCCTATGTGGATACGAAGAAATTGAAGAAGACCCTCGGCGACAAACTCCCAGCCGGAAAGAAGATTGTCGGCGTTATGGTTCATACGACGGAAAGCCCCCTATTCAAGAACATCCTCAACAAAGCCGTTTCCTACAAGTCGCCCCTCGCTGCGATGCCGACCCAAGACGGAGCCTACTACACTTCCAAATACGGAATTGACCTTTACCTCTGCGACCACCCAGTCGGCGATGTGATTGTTGTGTATAATTAAGGTAAGCATACACAAAAATCGTTAGTAGGTTGTAGCGATAAACTACTTTTTTTTCATATCTTCCAGCGGTTCTTCTTCCCCAGAAGCACCGGCACTCAAAAGCCAGCAGTTTTTTTCAGTCATCGCCACTTGTGGGTAATTTTTAAAAAGACAGCACCACCTCGTATCCATACTCTTTATCCTCATTATTTCCTTGATATCCAAGCCGACGTATTGCTCTAATAAATACCTTGTCCCTCGCAAAGAGCCAGAGTGTGGAAAATAAACTATGGCGTGGGCTTCGTTCAAAATGCGGCGTGTATCCCCTTTGTTGGTAGGCAAATGCGAAACATAACACGCCGAAATTTTATAGTGTCTCCCAATTTCTAAAACTTGATTGGATAGCGACATAACAGCATCACGAATTTTTTTATCACTCAAGACATCACAATCATCAAAAATGACGAGGGATTGTTCTAAATCCTCCGGCTTAATGGGGTTCTTGTAAATACTCTCATCCATCTTCACCCTCAAGGGTTTTACGGCATCCAAACTCTCGTCTTCCTTCAAACTGGAAAATAAATAAATATCTCTGTCTGGGTATGCCTTTTTAAATTTCTCGCAGTATTTTCGTATATACGTAGATTTACCAGAGCCGGATGCTCCAGTCAAATAAATTATTTCACGCTCACTTTTCGTATTAGGGATTTGCTGAAAGTGAAACTCCTCTGGTAGTTCAAGACGAGGGAAACCCTCTTTCGGTTTATCGCTTCCGGTGCTGACCCACACTTGCCTTCCATCAAGATAACCCTTCCCCTCTATTACAGCGAGGGGTCTTCCAATCTTTTCAACATTTAGCGACATTATATTATATTAGTGATATATTATATATTTAATAATTTTCTTATGGGAAATAATTGTTGGGTTTTTTCGCAAAGAAATCTTTTGTTTCTTTTTGGATTTTTTCATCATTTGTTTTGATTATTTCGTCAAGCGTATCAATCGCTGTTGCTGGTAAGCCAATATCCTTGAGATTGATTTCGGCACGGCGTTTGGTTTCCGCATCCTTATAATGTTCCAGTAATAATTTAATCGCTTTTAAGTTGGAATTCTGTGCGTAGAGTTGCCCTATGCTGCTGTTGAATAATCTTGTAAGCCGAACCATTCCTTCTTTGTCGCCTTTTATATTATATATAGAGAATATTCTTTTGTAGGCTTTATATAAATTGCCCTCCTTTTTATATTCGGCAACCTCATCTTCCAGAGCCTTTAAAGGGTTAGGGTCGCTGTCGGCTTTTGCGAAGGAATAAATGATAGACAATTCGGTAAAAATATTGTCTAAATAGATGACATAATCCAGCTTGACGTAATCCAGATTATCCACGGCACGAAGGAATGCGGTGCGTGTGAAGTCTTTGATGTCGTTGAACTTGGTTTTGCTTTCATTCATATTCTGGACTTTCAGTTCAATAAAATAAAAGGTGCGGCTGTCATCTGTTTTTTTAAGGATACGCCGTAATTCGGTGTAGATTTCTGGAAGAGGATATTCCTTCTCTATGGATGAAAAGAGGTCAATATCGCTTGGGTTCTGTTGTGAGGCGAGTTTTGCGGAACCCATCAACATAACCGGTTCATCTTTGAATTTGAGCTTGTTAATAATATCAACAATTGCTCCTTTGATTGGTCGTTCTTCAACAATATCCATTATATATAATATACGTATATGTTATATTAATAAAAAGATTTTATCATATTATTTATATAATGAATAATAATTTCAAACAATATTTAGATAGTATAAATCTAACTCCCAAGAATTACCTCAACGAAGCGAGGAATTATGCGGACAAACACGGCTACGATGCGGAAGGTTTGACGCTTAATGAAGACCAGAAGAGCGAGGCGAAACTGATTTATGAAGGTGAGGGGTTTGGACGTATAGGGTATAAAGATTACATTATTTGGCGTCATTTGGAAAATACGAACCAAGTTCCACGAGGGACAGCAAAAAAAAGAAGGTTAGCCTACCTTCAGCGTGCTACGAATATTAGGGGGTCTTGGCGTAGCAATCCTATTTCACGGAACAACTTGGCTATTAGGATTTTGTGGGATGGTGAGCCTTCGCCGCTATAGCGTCCCAGCATTCATTACAGCACACTACATAACACTCATCACTATCCTCACCTTCTGGGGTAGTCCTCTCTCTCGTAATAATAGTGTGATAGGTCTTGTTGATAGCCGAATATCGTATCCGCTCACAGCATTCAATACACCATTCTTGAAGATACCTATAATCCCAATCTCCAAAATCACTATCGCTGCTACACTCACTATCGCTCATTTTGTCTGGTGCTGTTTATTGAAAGATTTATAGTAATCAAATTTTTATGAGATTTCATTCAAAATGCGGAACCGGATACAGAGATGGCTCCGTTGAGGTCTTCGTCGCTGCCGTCGGTGTCTTGCTCGTCGCTGCCCTCGTCTTCGTCTTCCTCCTCCTTCTTGACGAGCCCACCGAGCGGAAAGTAGCCTTTCAGCACCACAACCCCAAAGATGCTGTATTTCTCTTGTCCTTCTTTGTCGGCGAGTATCTCCAGCCTATGCTCCTCGGTTGTCTTTTCCAGATAGAACCGAAATTGAGCCTCGGTGCCTTCAGTCCATTCTGCCCCTCCCAAACCTTCGGCTTTGTTCTTGTCTGCGTAGTTCTTCATCATAGAGAGGATTTGGTCGGTAGTAGTCATAGTGGTAGCCATATTGTGTCTTTGTTGCTTGTTCGCTGCTTACCCAATATTGAAGGATTATTTCATTTCAATTTTTTTTACATTATAAATAGTAGTATTTATGACGAAAAAAAAATTGAAAGGTTTTAATCTCTCCAATCCGGATAAGCAGACAACAAGCCCAGAACACGAAAAAATTTGATTGTAAGATTTTCGCTTACTACAACAACAAGACAACGATGACTACTACCAACGAAACTACCGCCGATACTATCAAGTGCTGCTTTTGCGACACCGAAGAACGCTACGGAAATAACCCAGCCCCATTTGAGGTGGAGGAGGGTGAAAGATGTTGCGACTTCTGTAATGCGAGGCTTGTGCTTCCAGCCAGAATGAGGTGTCTCCAGAATATCACCAACAAGAAGAAGGGCTACGGACACGTGGAAATTAAGAACCAGAAAACCGGAATTGTGGAAAAAACTTACCTTTACAGATTTGGAAACTTGGAAGCCGAAACCGACAGCGAGGACGACAGCGAAGACGAGAAGCCGGTCGGCAAATTTGTCTGTAAGTCCGGTTCGGTGGTTGAGAGTTTTGAAACCGAGGAGGAGATGATTGAGAAGAAATCCAAGAACAACGACAAGAAGGAGGCGACGCTGAAGGATATGCTGAAGAGAACCAAGGCAGTCCATACCTTCCAAGCGATGAATGCGATGGAGTATATCAACGGCGATGAGGACGACGACAAGCCCCTTGATTGGTTCAGCGAAATCGGTCAAAATGGAACCAATTACTACAAGATGATTGGAAAACAATACCCAGAGTTCAAGAGGAAGTTTGGTGTGTGGCTTATGCCGGTCTTCTATGTGATGAAATACATCCAAGAGACGCCATTCAAAATCAACGGACAATTTGGCGACTGGTCTGTCGGCTTTCTCGGTTCTGTTTGGATGGATGTGAGGCTTCGTCTCCCCCTTACGAACGGCGAAACGAGAACTCTTTATGTGCGTGTCGCCTTCTACGCCGGCAAAATCAAGTGTTTCGGCGAATGCGGTCTGCGTGGTGAGCCATTCCAGATTTGCGACTTTGCTCCATCCAGCGAAACCGAAGATGTTGCTGATATGACCCATCTCCTCCTCGCTCCAATTGACCCAAGAGTAATGGCGTATAACGAGCGAAAGAAAGAAGAGGCGGAAAAAGAGAGTGCCGCTCGTGTGAAAGAGCAAGAGAGGTTGTTTGCTGCGGAAGAGAAAGCCAGAAAGCAAAGAGAGTTTGAAGCGGAGCAGCGTGAGAAGGAGCGTGCGTGGAGAGCCAGAGTGGAAGCTGACCGCATCGTTGCCGAGACCGAAAACATCCGCAAACAAACCGAATTGATGGAGCAAAATCGCCAACTCATCGCACAAAGGGAAAAGGAACGCCTCGCTGAAGCCAAGGCTGAAAAGGAACGCAAAGCCAAAGAAGCCGCAGAAAGAGCCGCAGCCAAGAAAGCAGAGAAAGCAGCCGCAGACGCAGCAAAGTTCAGCAACAAGAAGAAGTAAGCCTCTTGTTGCGGAATTAGGTAATAAATAACAATAAGGTAAGTGTGAATATGTGTGATGTGATTTGAACTAACACTTTTTTTATGTAAATCACGAAATCACAGAAATTTTCGTCGTTCTGGAAAGTCCCCATAGCCGCCGCCACATCTACCGAACTACCGGACTTTTGGTAGTTGGGTAGGTAATCACAGAATATCCCTTATCACTCCTCTAACACATTTTTTTTTTGTGATTGGTGATACCGCCGGTAGTTCGGTAGATAAAATCCTAACCATAGACCTTTTCCCAACCACCGAAAAAATCCGTGATTTGGTGATTGGACGTCTATTTCTTATTTTTCAATTTTGGGTCTTCAACGCCGTATCTGCGAGGCAAACCCTTCAACAGACCCAGAGCCTTATCTTGTAGCATTTCGCTATGAAGCAGTTCGCTATCTTCTTGCTTCCCCAGACCGCTCATATTCCCATAAATCGCATAAGCATCATTCGCATCACCATCATAACCCTCATAACTCTCTTTAGGAAGACGGCGACGACGACCGCCAACTGGGGCGGAACGAGTGCGGACTTTCGGCATTAAATCTTCTGGCGTAGGCTGAAGGGCTTTGGGTAGTTTCGCATATTTGACATTAACCTCCACCTCGGCATTAGAGCCACCGGTCATCCCAGAGCCTACAACTCGGTTGCGAGGCTTTCCAGCGTCGCTGCGTTTCTTGCGTTTGTGTCCTTCTTCTTGAATAACAACTGGGGTGTTTTTCCATACAAGATTAGGTCTTCCGGCTGGTTGTGCTACCAATTCGTTATATTCACGTCTGCGTTGTTTTACACCTTGAGCCGTAGGACGTTTAGAAGGTTTCCAGTTATCCGGTTTATCCCTCTTATAGTGCTGACTTCCTTTACAGAACCTCGCATTAAAGCAACACCTCGCACCACCGCACGAACGTCCAGCGGCACATTCGGCACAACACGCACCAGAACCAAGAATACCACGATTAAAAAGATTAGGCTTGATTACACCGGTGCTGTCGCCGATATATTCCTTTCCTTTGTAGCGTTGTTTCAAATCAGCAAGGGTATTAGGGTCGGTAGAATTACCAGTAAAAGAGTTCGCCAGACGCAAGGGCTTACCTCTCGCATCCAATCCAAACCCTTCCATAGCGGCACCAACCAAATCTCTCGCACCTCCACTTGGTTTCTTAAACATATTATAAGCACCCTTCGCCAAACTAAAAGCACCATCCGCCAACAAATCAGTCAAAAATCCGGAACCAGTCATACCCTCACCAGTCATAAGGTATTTGCGAACACGTTGATAGCCAAGACCGGTCTGTTCCGCCAAGAGCCTTACCTCTCCGGACAACTGCCTACGCTGACCTTCCGGCATTTGGGCGTAATCATCAAATATACCGGCAAAATCCTCATCTATTACTTGCTGAATTAAGGCGGCATTCCGGCTTGCTGCTCTCGCACCTCTTGCTGGAACGGCTGCTGCTGCTGCTTGCTGTTGTTGTGGGGGTGGGGCTTGCTGTGCTGGGGGTGCTGCTGGTTGTGCTGCTACACCGGCGGCTTGTCGTAGATTTGCTAATTGTTCCACCATTTCACGGAGTTCGCCAACTGCGGCAACTCTTGATTGTAAGTTAAAAAACTGCTGAACTTCATCAATCGTATCGGCATCCCACGCATCGTCTCGCTGTCTATCGTTGGCTTGAGTAATATCATCACCATTAAATTCATAAGCATTAATATCAGCCATAATACGAGTGTTAATCCCCCCTAATTCTTGCTGCCTTGCTGCGTTCTGTTGGTCGTCCAACTGGTCGTCTTCCTCATAAGGGTTAATTTCATTATCCATAGCCTCTTGATTAACTTGACCTATTCCAACGTCTGCCCCTCCGGCTGCTGGTGGTGCTGCGGCTGCGGCTGGCTGTTGTGCTTGGGCTGCCGGCACTCCAAATTGGGCTGCTTGTGGTGGTGCTTGAGGTGCTGCTCCAATATTCGCTGCTGCGGCTGCGGCTGCTTCTACATCCTCTGGTAAGCGTGCTTGTAATCTGCTTTTACGTTCAGTTCCATAAGATACATTTTTATAGAAACCGGTATCAACTTGCGTCAATATTTCTCTAATTACCCTCTCGTTTTGTGCGGTTGGATTTCCGCCAGCTTCTTCAATTGCGTCTTTCCACGTTGCGACTTGTTGAATTGCGTTGGTGAAAAAAGGGAACAAACCTTCATATAAAGTTTTGCGGACAAAAGCGTAATCTCCAGCGGTAGGTGGCTGGACGTCTGCTGCGGTTTGCTGCCCCTTAAGATAAGGATTAATACGAGCTACGAGTTTATTCCAAGCAAGCGAAACTTTGCTAAAATCGGCGAACCCACGCTGGATGTTTTCTGGGGCATTCATAGCAGTAAGCCCATCATTAAGTGCGTTTTTCACATTCTCAATATCCTTGTTGAATTGGTAAGCGATGGCTTGAACCTTATCATTTGGCGGCATTTCAGTTTTCGGCATATTGGCGATTTGAAGTTGCTCTCGTTCAAACACCTTTTTATTTGCCCTCAAATCCTCATCATAGGCTTCCCTATTTTGGCGTAAGCGTAGATTTAACAGAACCATAATTTGTTTATATAATATATGAGAAGAATATATTTATTATAAAATAGCATAATAAATATAATCAATTACAGATTTTCTCTAAATTAACGGCGATAAGAAGCCGAAGCCGCTTTTAGGGCGTCTTTATAAGAACCTCCGTGCTTGGCTTGGTAGGCTTTGACGTGGGCTATCCAACCTCCAGCCCTTCCACCGGTCGCACCGCCACCGACTTCACGATTACCGCCATAGGCGAGGTCATATGGGGACATTTGCTGTCCTCCAGTAGCACCAGCACCAGTTCTACCCTTTCCAAATTTGGACTTAATCAAAGCACCAGCCAAATCGCCGACAACTGGGGCAACACGAGAACCGACATTTTTAATGCCGCTCCACACATCATCAAAGAAGCCCTCACCCTCCATAGCATCCGGTGTTCCTAAACCATAGGGGTTCTTAAGTCTGCGACCGCCCTCAATATAGCCACGGCTGGCGACATTACGAGGGGGGCGAAGACCTTTTCCTTGCTGTGAGTTATCAAAACCTCCCAACGCTTCTTGTCCCATAGCGGCGAGGTTGGCTTGACCTCCTCGCATATAAGCACGCTTACCGCCGGCACCGAGGGCATAATTCTTTTCCTTATTGCGTCGTTCGGCATCTTTCAATCCTCTCACTTCCATACCGATACGTTCATCGTCTCTATCAAAGAAATCTTGAGCCCTTTCAGCCCTCGCACCACCCAAACCGGAAGGCAAATTATCTTGGGGAACCAACATCCTACCTCCAGTAGCACCGGCACCAGTTCTGCCTAAACCAAACAAGGAACCGATTGCTTTACCAATCATAGGTGCGGCAGCCATAGCCAACATAGGAAGGAAACCTCCCTTCATACGGCGGCGACCACCAGTAGCACCCATAGCCTCCATTTTTGGAGAAGGACGAAAACGCATATCACGCATTTTACTTAATTCTGGGGATGCGGAAACATTCATAGCAATATCCGCCAATTCTGGAAACCTCCTTACGAACTCTTGGTTCCTTCTTAACGCTGGGTCAATCACCTTACTAACCATCATATCGTTTATCATAGCATTCTTAATATCCCTCGCACCACCGGTGTAGCCACCGCCGAATAGTTTGCTAACAAGAGAGCCAACAAGGGGGGCGGCTGCTGCGGCAAGGAAGGGTAGAAATCCGCCCTCCATTCTGCCCCCAGTAGCACCGCTGCCGACTTCACGAACGGCTTCTTCAAAAGAGCCGCCACAACAAGCAGCACCACCTTCCATACCTTGACCCTCATAATCCTCACTCAAATAATCATCTTCACTATCTTCATCACCACGACCAGAGCCGTTGAGGCGGTCTATCATCTGTCCTTTGCGACGCTGTAGAGCGTTGCTTTTTGCCGTTAGGGCACGATTGTAAGCATCGTTATATCCAACCATTTTGTGTTTATAATATTAAACAAGAAAATTATTTTATATAATTATTCTCCATTATTATTTACATTTCCCCATTTACGTCTATTATAATATTTCCATTATTTTTTACCGCCAATAAATTAGGTAGTGGTAGTGTTGCCGTAGCCATATTTTCTGGTTTATTGACTACTATTTCAGTAAGCCCATTTGTTATATTGGGTCGCTTAATATTCTCCCCATCGTGTTTTGGATATTTGATATTGTATGTTTTAATAATATCATCCGGAATGATTGGGGCAATCTCTTCTAAATTCTTAATATCTGTCCTTATAATGTTGAGGGCATCCTTTGCCTCTAATCGTTGTTCTCTTTCTAAAGACAATTCAACTGCGATTTTACGGCATATCTGGGCGTATTGAAGGCTTACGAGCCGATGTCGTTCGCTGCGTTGAGCCAATTGAAAATAACTATCCAACGCCTTAATACATCCAATTACGACAGAAAATATGCCTAAAACAATATTAATGTCTTCGTATTCAATTTTCACACCGGTAGCAAAGCCTATGGCTGATGAGCCTACTATGACTGGGATATTAATTGCGTTGCTGTATGAATTATATTTCTCGTGAGCCAATCTGTGAAGGATGCTTAAACTTTCTGCCTTCTCTCCCTCTGCCTTAAGAAGGTTCTCTAAATTGTCGTCGTAAGTAATCTGTGCTGACATATACAAATATATAGTAATATTTTTTTACTATATATTTTCCTATATTAACTTCTCAAATCACCAAATCACAGAAATTATTGTTGGTTTGAAAAGTTCCTCGTAGTCCAGCCTATATCTACCGAACTACCATTAATTCATCACAATAGGTTTGAGGACAAAGTAATCAACGCCTACTGCGACAGCGACGGCGGCACCAGCGGCATCAACAGCGGTGAAAGTAGCAGTCCCAGCGGTAGTGATAGCTCGCAACTGAACTGCGGCAGAGGCGGTTCCAACGGCGGTTGAGAATGAGGCAATAGCGACATCCCCAGCTTGGATGGCTGGGTTTGTAATAGTGAGAACACCAGAAGCGAGGGTAGCAGAACTACCGGCACAAACAACTAAATCCTTGAGCGACATTATATTTTTATAATATATCATAAGAAAATTATTTTAATATTATATTTGCGAATAAATATATTATTAAAATTGCTAAATCAAATCAAATAAACGTCCATTTACATCAATCGGTCTTCCATAGCTTTACGCCGACCGCCGCCAGTTGCTCCATATCCTAAAGCACCCAGACCAGCGGCACCCAACTTGGCGAATTTGTTATCACTTCCGGAAAGAAGGTTTTTAACCATAGGAAGGGCGTGGGGGGCGACAGCTGAAGCGAATGAACCCAATTTGTCAAGAAGACCGCCACCAACCATACGCTCAACATCTCCGGTAGAGTGAGGGGTTTGCTGGGCGGCAGAGAGAACATCGTCCTTGGTAAGAATACCGGTGTATGTGGCTGACTGACCTTTTTCACAAACGAAAAGTCCGCTGTTGAGGGTGATAAGAACCAACTCAATAGGCATAGTAGTAGAAGCAGCACCACCAGAGGTAGTAGGTGCCTCAATATGGTTCTCAACGTCTATGCTAAACTGGAGGTTAAAATTTCCCAAACTGCCGCTTGCGTAGTAGTCTTCGGTGATTTGGATATGCCTACCCATATCAAGCATAAGGTAAGAGCCAGAAGTAGCGATTTCCTTACCAAAACCGGTGGTGTTGTTGGCGAGTTGAGCCTTGCCCCTAAATTCGTGGAATGACTGATTGGAACCGGCTTCAACAGAGAAGCGATACAACTGGTCTCTGGTTGCGGAAGCAAGAATACCACTTTGGTTGTTGAAATTAATGCTGATACGGCTAATAGCAAGGGCAAAATCACCATCACTAACAAGCTGGGAGTTCTTTGCCTTACGAACAAAGATAAGCAGTTTGTCTGGGATTTGATTGAGCTGGATAGTAGTAGAGGGGATGGTTGCGGTTGCTGCGACAATTTTGCTATTAGCAGCACGAGTAGCATAGCCGATGGTGGAAGTTGCGGTAGAAAGGTAGCGAGGCATTTCCCAGTAAGGAACGACGTTGCGTGCCGACAACATATCACTTGGTTTAGGAGTGAGGAAGTTGAAGATGAGTTTGCTGCCCTCATAAGACAACACGCTAATCGTGGTCTGGGGTGTCTGGGAGGCACCAGTAAGAACAACATTATCCCAAGCAGCACCAGAACGCCACATACGAGACACATTATCGGTAGCCAAATTCATCACTACGTTCAAATTTTGAATTCCATAAAAACCTTGTCCGCTGTAAGATGATTTACACCACATAAAAGGGCTTGCGAGCAAAGGCTCTCGGCTCGTGAAGCGAACAAAGTAAGAAGCAGCGACGGCTGGGTTAGCAACAACCGGAACGGCAGTAGCGTTAGAACCCCAAGCATTCGTGCCGGAAACTTGAACTTCGCTAAATGAACCACGAGGATACAAATCATTATCCAAAGACTGGTCGCCATAGTTTCCAAGAATGTTATTAGAAGCACCAACACCATCCAAATACTTACCATAAGTATCATAGAGGGCTGGGGTCATACCATTATAGCGGTTCAATTCACGCTTGTCGTGGAAGCGGAGAATAGCCGGCAACACATCGCTCATATTGACTGATACGGAATTATTGTTGATTGTAAATTGTTGTGTAAGGCAAGCTCCGTGAAGGGGGAAGGCACCGAGAGCGTTGGAATAGCCTAAAGAAGTGAGGGGGGTGCCGACTGGGATGCCGGCTTGGGCGGCAGCGGAGATATTGACTTGAACGACACAAGTGCTTTCCCATATGACACGTCTATCAATAATTGTGGTCTCGCTGGGAACTTGGACGTTGTAGGTATGCGAAGAAGTAGTAGCAGAGATTGCGTTAAACTCGGCGATGGTGATGTTTTGACCGGAACGATTGACGGCATACTTGATGCTGTCTTTACAATTGAGGCGTTCATCACGCACAAGGACTTTCTGGAAATCGGCAGACGACATTTTATTTTTATAATATATCATAAGAAAATTATTTTAATATTATATTTGCGAATAAATATATTATTAAAATAGAATGGCTTATTAATCCTAAATTACAGAACTCCTTGAAAATCTTTCCGCCTAAACATAATTTTAAGAGAAGCATTACAGCCAGAAGCCAGCCTAAAGGGATGAAGTCCCCCAAATTGGTCTTTCCAGAATACACTAATTTCAATTGCTGAAAGTGGTGCGTTTCCGTTAAGGTCAAACAATCGGTATTCGCTGGTAGGTGAATAAAAGAGGGATGGTTTATTTTCCCATCCCCTATCTAAAGGAACTTCTAAATCTGTGAGAATGTTGGATATATTAGAATTGTTTCCGGAATTTGTTAATTGACTTTCCCTACCAAATAGAACCGGCACACTTACTAAACTGGGTGCGATAGGCAGCAAAGATGTTGTGAATACGATTGCTTGAACTGGGTTCCATAGTGGCGTAGTAGGGTATAATTGTGGAACATACAATACATTCTTCCCCCCATATGTTGGGAGAGTTGCGTTAAAGGTTGGTGGGGAGGTTGTCAAAAGGTCTGGGAATTCAATACGGAAGTTCTTTCCTTGACTAACATTATTCACAGCCCCATAACCATTCTGGAATGCTTGAAAACTGCTAAATAAAGTGTAGAGGGGTGCGTTGAAGAACAATTGGATTGCGGTGCCGCCTAAAACCGGATTAAGGGCTGGAGTTGGCGTTGCCGCTGTAGGTGTTTGAAAACAATCTTGAGGAATAACAAATGTTGCCTTACAACTATCAGCGTCAAATGAGAGAAAAGGAGGGCAGTTAGCATACCCTACTAAAACACCGCCGACATTCGCAAGAAGAAGCGTCCAAGCTGCCCTTAATGCTGTATTCACCATATCAATAAATGGCTGATACGTATATACATAATAGTAGTCGCTTTCTATGTCTTGGAATTCTGTGGGGATGTTAGGCAAACCAGTATAGAGTGGGTTGGACTGGGGGACATAGATTACCCTTTGCTGAATGGAGTTGTTTATAATTGTTGTTCCATTATTGATAAGGAGAGGATGAGAAAGAGTGATAGTGTAGATGAGTGCGTTGATATCCGTATTATTTACTAAAGCTTGGGGGACAATCAACGGAAGAGAAGGGGTCTCTATGCTAAACCTAACCACGGAACAGAAATAGTCGCTTGGATTAGATAGGTAGGGATTGTTCCTTATCTCTGTGAATTGTAGTGCTGGTGGCTTCCTTGTGCCGTTAGTATCGTTGTTGATGATGTTTAAATCATAGTAGATATGATATGGCTCGTAGGAAATACGAGATGAAAAGTCAATACCGCTCATAGTGTTTATATATATTAATGATAAAATTATTTTTAACTAATTAATCGTTAAATATCTAAATTTCGCTGAATAGATTTTTTATTTTTCGCCATTCCCCAACAATCCGGCGGTAATAATACAATAATAATCAATATAAGGGGTGTAATAATCTATCTATATTAATTACAATAGAGTTTAATGGGAATAATCAAGTAATAATAAATTTATTATTACTATATTAATACTGGACTATGGTAGTGTAATAATCTAATATGGGGTCTATTGGATTATTAATGGGATATAATGGATTAATACTGGATTATTACGGCTGGATGGTGCCGTTAATGGTGATTGGGTCTTCCATACAAGGGGATAATTGCGGTTTCTTCTTCTTATCACGCAGCATAATATCGCTCAACTGATGTAGCTGTATCTGGTAGGTGTGGATATCCGCCTTGAACTTCGTCTCCGCCTCTTCTAACTCCTTAATGCGTTTGAGAAGTTTCTCTCTGTCCTCCATACGCTCTTTCTTATCTTCCTCAAGCAAACGAATACGCTTCTCTTGTGCCTCCGCAATCAAGTCGGCACTCTTCGCCAATTTGTCAAATCTTTCATCTACATCCTCTTCAATCTCCTCGTCAATTCCATCACAATCTGGGGACTGGGTATGGAACCCCATAATTTCATTCATATCAGCGGTGCTACAACCGGTTCTCGCCTTTATGTTGGCTAACTCGGTAGAGAGTTCTATTATCTTGTTGATGGCGTATTCCATAGCGGTCGGCATCGTGTGTGTGTCTGTTATAGTATATAGTAAGAAAATATCTTTATATTAATATAGAATAATCTTATTTGATTATTCAATATCCATAATCACAAAATCACGGAAATTTTGGCTGGTTGGGAAACCTCGTATGGCTGGGATTTTATCTACCCAACTACCATAGGAATAACGAAATCACAACTTTTGATAAAAGTAGAGGAGTGATAAGGGAATATCTGTGCTTACCTTCCAATCTACCAGAACGCCGGTAGTTCGGTAGATGTTGCGGATACCATAGGGGACTTTCCAAACCACCGAAAATTTCTGTGATTTGGTGATTGTGGCTGGTGCTAATCATTCTTAATATACGTCTGGTTCATTTCTGCGACGCTATGCCCCATTTGTTCCGCAATTTCTTTTTGTTCTTCCAACTGCTTTCCAAACTTGTTGGTGGTGAAGATATGCCGCAACATAGATGAGCCAATCTTCTTTCCAAATATCCGGTTGAGGATGCGTGTAATACTATTAATAACGAATGGCTTATCGTTCCAGAATGTAAGAAAAGGTTCCACGAATAGTGGGGCGGTTGCCTTTGATGCCTTCCCCTTTGCTTTGGTGGCTGGCTGAAGATGCCTTAATATCCCCTTTTTGTCAAAATAGACTTGAAGGATTTGGTATAACTCTGGGGGAATATCAATTACGACTTCTCCGTATTTCTTACTTGTTTTGTAGCGGCGAAATATAAATCTTCTATTGCCCCAATCAAGTATATTAGACCCAGACAAAGCATCGGCGACTTCTGGTGTATATTGTGATACTACC